TGTAAGTGGGTTCACCGCTACTAAGGATTCTGACACCAGCACCAAACGTTACACTGTTGATGTTGGTGGGACTCAGGGGAAAACTTTTACCCGAGTCGAGGAGACTAAAACGCGTGAGCCCGACCCAGCGTTGGCAATTCTGCCAACGTTGAATGTGCGGATTAATACCGCAAAACTTACTGACTTGGTTATTATGGCTAAGAACTTATTGTATGGTGGGAGATACCCGCTGTCAACGAGATCTCAGTACAGGTAACCGGAAGCAAAGGAGTACAATTATGACTCAATTGAACCAGATCACCCTGTCCGTTAATGATGATGGGGATGACGGCACTACGCCAAACGTCGACGAAGTTTACGACAACCTTCGCAGAAGCGATTTCCGAGGTGAGTATATCGCGGAGAATCATTCGTCCCTCGATAGGGATATGATGACCCTCTACGCGACGCCTCCGAAACCGACCTCAACGTTTTACGGGGTCGACAAGGCCGCTTTGAAATTCACCGTTGATTCTGTTGTGGATGCCCCTAACGGGACTACCACACGCTCGCCTATGATTATTCAGGTGAGCACCAGTTTGCCGGTGGGTGTCACTGATGCCTCTGTTGAGCACCTGCGACAGAAGCTTCTTGCTGCTGTCGCGTCCGATTGGTTCCTCGAACTGATCCGGCGAGGTATGGTCTAATGTTCGACCAAATCCTGTCCGCCTGGATTGTCGTGCTCGAGTGGTGTGTTGATTTTACCATTTGGCTATGCGGCTTTCCAAGGGACCTAATCTTGTAAAACCATTTAAAAGGTGAAGACCCATGAAAATTAGGTCAAACAAGTGCAACAAGGTGCAAAAGCAGAAGTCCCTGACCCAAAGGGCTAGGGTACAAGTTTCGAGGGATTATCCCTGGAAAGTACTATCCTTCTTGCTTTGCGATCTCATTACAGCTGGTGTTGTACGACATGAAGATGCGGCCTTAGTCGATCAAATAGTTAGAGATCGAGATGTGGACGCGGTTATGCTTCTGTCTGAAATTTGGGGGTTACAGAGTATCACCTCCTCTGACGAAAGCCTGACGATCGATAATATCCGGTCGCGAAGGCTTCTAGCTGGGCTCCTTAAAAAGTTCATGTTCACCGGAAGCGAAGAGCAACGTAAAACTAAGGCCTTGGGGAGTTTCCTTGAGGCGGAAGCAAGTTGCTGGCACTTCAACCGTATTGGTTGGCTTAAGCTAACGTACGGTGAGCAGCTACCTGAAGTAATTACCTACGCTCGCAGTTGGATCCGTGAGCTGCTAGGCGATCGACCAAGGTGGCAGGAGTTATGTGAGTGGGCCAGATTCGGCCCGGGAAGTACATTGACGACAGGGCAAGGCCCTACGAGTAGTTTCTTTAAATACTCGAAATGGCCATATACCGTCACAATGGATTCAGTTGTATACGCGCGGTTCTTGATCGAAACCGATCAACGTTGGATGGGTGCTTTACTCGAGTCCTATCGGATCCGTTATAAAGTCCCCATGCATGCTCCTTTGGACATGCGCCAGTTTTGGAACAACGTTTTTGAGGTAGTAGATGGAAACCGTATCAGTTTCGTGCCAAAGTCCGCTGTAACTGATCGGACAATTGCAATCGAGCCTCTAATGAACTTGAGACTACAGCTTGGTGTTGACGGTCTAATACGTCGGCGTCTGAAAAGACACGACATCGACCTTGACGACCAGACTAAGAATCAGGTTTTGGCTTCCATTGGGTCAGAGCTAAAAGGGAGTAGTGATTTTACCTATTCCACAATAGATCTGAAAGGGGC